CAGCGTCATTGCTTGGGTGAAGGAGATGGCGTTTCCTGCTGTGCCGGAAGCTGCGTTGTACCACTGGTGCTGTCCGCTTTGTTGCGAATAGTAAGTAGCGAAATCAGACGCTATGTATCTGTTGCTTGACCCGTCAAAGTATGAGTTTGCAAAAACATAGGCACGATTTAAATAGCCAGCAAAGGATGCGTTTTTGATTTGGTTTGCGGTAATCAAACTCCACGCACTCGGCGTTACCCCTAGCCCTGCGTTACCAGCACTATCTACACGCAGTCGTTCCGTACCACTCGTACCTATCGCTACCGTATCCGCAGCAGGGAAAAATACGCCTGTGTTGCTGTCTGTGCCTTCTATTGCGGGGTTGGACGCAGTACCGTCTACGCCAGATACGCCGTTTGTGCCATCGAGTACCAAAGCCATTTTATGCTCCTAGACGCTGTTCCTGCGCTGCTTGATATGCCGATACGACTTCAGGTGTCCATGCTGTATTGCAGATCGCTACCACGTTAGCGGGTTGACCTTCTAAGTCTTGCCCCGGTGTCAGAGAAGTCCTGTGATACGTTTGTGTCAGTACCTTGCCATCTTCAATGATGCGAGTAGCTTCGCGGTACAGAACTGTTCCGTTTTCAACTACAGTAATTTGATCCACAACGGTTTCTTTGGTAATCATGTCAATCTCCTGTGTCCGTCTACGCTAGTCCGGCGTAGATAATTAAACATAATAGATTCCAGCAAAATAAAACACGTTAGACGTTGCAGCAAAACTCGGTAGCAAAATCCATCCGTTTGGATGAATATATGCTGTTAAAAAATAAGTTTGTGGAGCGCCAGCCACATTTACAGCAAAATTTCCTGCTGATCCTGTTGCTACAGTAAACGGTAATCCAGTAATTCTTGGCGTTCCTGATGAGCTATTAACAGAAAAAGTTGTAGCAGGGGTCATTGTTAAAAAAATAGTAACCAACCTACCAACTTTTGTGTAAGTTGCATCACTAAAAGTTACTGTACCAGTTGAATCGCCATAAGTAATTGCTGGTGTCCAAGTACCTTCCTCATAGTCATCCAGCGTATTCGCATTAGACGATGCTGATTGCGTAGCAGGGAAGGTGATGCCTGTGCCAGATTGTGATGTAGCACCTTGTAAAGCGAGTGTCGTACCAAGTCCTACAGAGCCTACTAGCGTTCCTCCAGCCGTTAGCCCTACCGTATCCGCACCCGGAGAGTAAATACCCGTATTCGTATCGCCTGAGAACGTAATACTCGGAGCCGCTGCTGTTCCCGCTTGTACCGTTGTCGGGCTGGTTAAGAACGTCGCAGCACCACCTGATGTCAGCGTAATAACGTCTGTGCCGCCTACCTGTATAGCTGCGCTTCCGTCTGAGTTCGCCTTTAGCCCTGTACTCAATTGGATTCTCCTTCATCTGGTGGCAATGGTTCGTTGCCCATCTCAATCCAAGCCTTAAACTCTGGATAGTCTGCGGTGCAAGTCAAACGGCATAAACCGTCATCATCGATACGAGCGTAGATGGTTTGACCATCCATATTGGTTGTCAGTATTTTGAACATCATAGTTCGGCACTCCAAGCAAGATAGCCATTTGTAGAAGCATTTCTACCAAATAAACTGTTACCTGCTGTTAACCCAGATGCTACAGAGAATTGCGTATATGCGTTAAATGTGCTGGCAGCAGTAAATGTTGGTACTGAATTACAGGCTGTGTTTGCTGCTAAATACAAAAGTTCGTAATCTGATGCAGTTCCTGATTGCTCTAAAGCGGATGGAGCAGCTCTCATAGGAATAGGAAATTGTGTCAATACCCTAGCAATAGTTGTAGTTGAGGCAAATCCTGAACCAAATGCGGCAGCAGTTGCTGAACTACTATATTTAAAATAATACCGCTGACATAACATCAACTCCGTACCATACGGTCTGTAATCAAAACTCGTCGCTGTGCTGCCTTTTTCTAGTTGTACGCCGGTGATGTAGAAGGTTGCGCCGTTGGTTCCGACTACGCTAGTTGCGCCTGTGGCTGACAGAAAATTACCCGCAGCCCACGCGCCAGCAGTTCCGTTAAAGGTTGACCCAACACCAAACCCTAACTGCAAATTCAATCCTCTGCCAGAACCAGTTTCCCATGTTCCTGATGTATCGCCGGGGATCGTGATGGATTTCTGCTCCCAAGTATTTGCTGCGCTAATCGTATAAGTAAACGGATATGAACGGTTGTTAGCGTTGTTGGTAATTGAGCCACCAAAGGTTCCGGTCAAACTAGACCGCACCCAAAACGATAGCGTCACCGTCTGTGCTGATGCAGTTCCCCACGCTAAATCAGCGGTGTTGAACCCTTCAATAATTTGACGCAAAATAAAATAATCGCTTGATCCAACCGAATAAGCCGATAGCGACGTAATACCTATATAGTTAGTAAAACCAGCAGGAGGCGTTACCGAACCAGCATTTCTTTGAACAGAAAATTTGGATGATTGAGATATTTCAAACATCCAACGATCAAGTGTATAAGTGCCAGCGGTTGTGGGAGTCACACTAGCACCAGCATTACGCTGATCGATCACCATCGCACCATTGATGATGCGGTTCTTAAAGCCAAACGTGTTCGGTAAATTAGCAGCCTGAGCAAAGGTGACGTTCTGACCCGTTCCTACCGTCATCGCAGTCGTACCCGACCCAGTACCCGTCTTGAGTTCCAGTATCCCGGTGTTGTCCGATGTAACCTGTACACCGTCTGTTGCGTTACCCGCTTTAATAACTGATGCCATGATCTATCCTTAAACGACTACCCACCGTGAGCCATTCGATACCGTTACCGTCACGCCGTTATCCACCGTGATCGTGCCAGCAGATACCCCGTTATCACCACTAGCAATCGTGTAACTCGTCGATACGTTCGCTGCATTGATAAAGATACCGTTAGACGCTCTCGGTACACTCGCACTCAACTCCCCCGTAGAAGGCTTGTAGAGCAACTTAGCGTTACTTGTGTATAAGTTCTCAGCCGTACCCGTCGTAGCACCCGCAAAGACCGGATATAAGGCTGTAGCCGTACTCGTATCGTTACTGAGTGCCGATCCACCAATCGACTTCCACGCCGGAGAGGAACCGCTATAACCCTCGAACTGACTCGTTGTGGTGTTATAACGAATCATCCCGGTAGCAGGACTTCCCGGCTGTTGAGCAGTCGTACCCTTGCTGATTAACAACGCCCCTGTGGACGTAAACGAGGAGTCTGAACTTGCTGTTAGGATCGTAAATGCACCAGTAGTTGCCGTACTAGCACCAATCGTAGTGCTGTTAATCGCACCACCGTTGATAGTCGCAGTCGTAATCGTTAGTGCAGCAGCAGTATTTCCTGACTGTAACTTATCGGTGTTCAGGTTAGTAAAGTTGGCATCTACCTCTGTGTGAGTTAGCGCACTACCTTTACCTGCCCGTGTGACGATAGTGGACATAATTTACCCCTTACGATAACGTCACCGACAGATTACCTGTGGAAATCTTGAAAATATCACCTGTATCAATGGTCTTAGACGCATCTAAAGCTGTGTGATACAAAAGATTTCCGCTAGTCGAGGCATCCATAATCCCAATCCAGCCTACAGTTCCCCATGACGATGTGCATTGAGGAAACTCAACCGCAGCAGAGTTCGTAGTCACACCATTACTCGGCGCACCAAACGTCACCGCAGTACGAGCATAAGACCCACCTGAGACCTCTGTACCGCTACCAGCATCAGTCGGATCGCTAGTAAACAAAGCCACATACACCGTAGCAGGACTGGTATAAGTCGTGTTCCGTAGAGTCGCATTAATCAGCGCGTTCTCTAGGTAGTTGGACATTTCTGCCATGATTACCTCACGTTATAAGACATAGACATAGGCTGACCGCTGTACTCACTCGACTGGTCAGACGTATTGATAGCGTTAATCGCACGATCATACAAAGCTGACCATGTTTGCAAACGAGCATCATTCATTAGATATGGCTCTGCTTCCCCTAACGACGCATACAACAACGCATCAGGATAGTTCGCTAGGAATACATTACTTGTGTTGCTATCACTCAACAAAGTAGGCTTGGAGTAATACAACATTTGCAACGTATATGCGGTATCTGGAATAGGAGCTACCTGCATCTCTAAGCCGAGAATCGTGTAGTCCACAGGTCTGCCACTCTCAGTCGTTCTGGCAGTCTCGTAGAAGCTGTTAGGAGCCTTGTAGCGCAACGTAAACACAGGAGTCGTGTTCAGGTGTATGTCACGCATCTCTAGGAAATCAGTCGGTAATCCAACCGTAGAATCAGATGCAATAGTTGACGTAGTAGCAACAGTCAACATTAAACGAGTACGAATGTCTCGTCTCAGTCGTTCCTCAGCTAGTCGGATAAAGTCAGGAATGACTGCGGTTAGATCGCTACGGGCTAAATAGTTAGCAACCGTAGTTTTTAGCTCCGAGTAGCTTGAGAACGCCATATCATTCCTCTAATTGCTCAAAATCTTTCCATCCGTACTCATAGGTTCCTATGTGTCGAATGTGCATGGACA